AAAATTTTCTGTAAAAATACCACTTCTACTTCTAGATAATTTTACTTCTGTTTCGCTTACTTTTTTAATAAAGTAAACACCAGTCCCAATACCTAAGGTATTTCCTACCGAAGGTTTATATACAATAGAGTCTCCAGTATATAACCCATGCTTACCTATATCTAAAATATCCCCACCAAAAGTTCCACTAAAAGTAATTGATGAGTCATTTATTTTTAGTGGTTGATTGAAATAAGTTGGTAAAGATGGAGATGCAACATACAAAGAATCTGTACTATCAACATAAACATTTTGTACATTGGATGTAAATTGATTAAGTGATGTATAATTTTCTGATAAAACTTTAACAAGATTTTTCTTAACTGTATAAGAAAAATCTTCGGTTAATTCTAACTGATTTGGTCCAAGTTGAATTGTAAATGATTTCTCATTATCATATGAAGTTACATTTGCAATTTTTTCATCATCACTTGAAGAAATTATAGTTACTAAATCTCCTACCTTTAAAGTGTGATTATCATATACAACTATTCTATAAGATAAATCTGAAATATCTAATAATTCAACACTTTTTACATCGTAGGAAACGGGAACGTTAAAAAACCAATTATTTGACTTATAATCACTTAAATCCACACCTAGGGTTTTTATCTTTATATTGTCACCTTTAGAATAAAAACGTGTATCTTCTGGTATTTCTAATTCAGACAAAACTCCAAGAATTCTAATCCTAACCTCATCACTATCTTTACCGTACCCATAAGCATAAAAATCAGTCTTTATCTCTGAATTTTCCGGTATATTTTGAGCAATTCCCGAGCATCCCAAGAATTGATTTAAAGTTTTACTAGTATAAGATATGTTTAAGGACGTTCCATTCTCAAGTTCAACTAGTAAAGTTCCATTTTTAACAGGAAATCCTACAGTTGAATCTACCTCCAATGTCGAGGTTCCAATTGCAGATTCTATTAGTGTTCTTGTTTTAGGATGTAATGCAAACTTGCCATATACTGTTCCTATTGGTAGAATATCTTTATCATAGTCAGAATCTAAACTAATAACATAATAATCTTTATCACCTCTTCGGATTCTTTCAACCTTTGTTATTGTCCCTTGAGCTCTGCCCAGAAAATCATTTGGGTCTTGGTACAATGTCGTATTAATGAGGTCCTCAGGATTGCCAAGAATCGCTTCTACAACTAAATCAGAAGTAATACGATATTGTGCGTCAGATGGTTGAATAAGATAGTCTCTTGGACGAATTACTTCTACTCTTTCCCCGTAAAGAGCTCCAAATAATATCTTAAATGAATTATCAGTTCCTTTAGATGAATAAAAATCTATCGCTTGCTTAATAAAAATCCTTTCATTTAACTCAGAATATAACTCCCTGGTCTCAAATCCAGGAGTAATTTGCTTTTTAACCTTAACAAGAAACTCTTTTAGGAAAAGAATACTTAAGTTATTTACAATTGACCCAGAAATATGCTGTTGCGAATCAGATTCTTCAAATTTTAACTCATTATAAGAAGTAATCCCACTAAATCCACGAACACATCCTTCAAAAGTTGTCGAAGTTTTTGAGGTATATGTAATAATTTCGGAATCAATCAATAGCAATCCATAGGAATCTGGAAATCCTGCAGTAGAAGATACATTAATTACAGAATCAAAAAAAGTAACTTCAGAAGTTAAAGTCGTTAATTCAATTAAGTTTGTTAAACTGTCAACTTTAACATATTGGTCAATATTTTGAAGTATATCACTAGTTCCACCTTGATTTTCTAAAGAAATATAGTATTGTGATAAAAATTCTGATACTAAAGGAAATTCTTCTCTAACAAATTGAGGAAGTTGATTGTTGAGAACGGAACTGATTTTGATTCTGGTTTCTGTCATTTTATTATATTCTTACGAGGTCTCCATTAGTGTAACTTGATGTAAATCTGTATGAAGATCCAGATGTATCTGAACCTGAAGAAATTTCATCAGAAAGCATGTTTAATTTAATACTATTAATATCTAGTTGCAAATACAAATCCTGTAATCCAATTACATCATTTGATTTTGGAATCGCAGAAATTTGAATGATTGGTTGCTCAAAAGATTGCTTGACTGTGGAAATTATATTAACTGGGAATAATCGTATTTCTCCCTTCAAATAATCAATTATCCCAGCATTTTTCTTTACAATTACTGGTTGAGCATTCTGCAATTTGAAAAATAATATATTTCCTGTAGTTCCATCTGGATTTGGAGTATCTCCAAGATACAATGTATCATTTATTCCGGCAACATTAAATCCGGAAGATTTTATGTTGTATCCAGTCTTATCTTTTATGTAAAATTCATTTCCAAAGCAAATTTCATAGTCCGAAAAAGTATTTAATGTTGCTCGCAAATCACGTCTCATTACAACTTTTGTAATATTTGATGTGATTGCACTATCAGAATCGTCAATAATTTTTAAATATTTGCTATATTTAAATCTTGCGCCATATCTATTAAGTTCTTTTGAATTTGAGTAATTTCTTATATTGCTTAATATCTTATCTCTAAGGAAATTTGAATCAGAAGTTGTATTTGAATTGTAATATGCAGTCGTATCTGTCTCCAAGTAGAGATATTTTAAATCTATAATCTCTGGAACTATACCGGCAACAGCATATTTTCTCAAATCTCTTTCAATATTATCTTTAACTTGATTTGATACAAATGGTCCATTAATTGGTTTTATACTTATAAAGACCTTTCCATATCTTGGTGGATTTAAATCTTCACCACCAAATACAGATACTGATTCAGTTTCTGGGTATATTTTTGGTATAATAGTTTCGTAATCCGTTGCCGTTACGGCACGATTTTGAGCTGAGTATTTTCTAGGTGCATATTTCTTAATGGATTCTACAGACTCAATCTCTCTCCCATTTTGGGAAGGTGAGTTTGTAGTAATAAGAGATACTCCTGTTGTTACAACTCTATTAAAATCATCTATAATACGTCCACTATAACTAAATTCAGAAACTCCGTTCCCAGTTTCTCCATTTGTAATATTATAAGAGACTTCAATATAATTTAAATTTTCTAGACTTCTACCAAATACGCCATCGCCAAATATTAATTCATATCTTTGATCTTCAATTTCTTGTATAAAGAAGACTCTAGACTCCGAATCAACTTCAAATAAATTTGTTGCAAGTCTATATTGATTTTTTATTGTACTTGGTTCAGTATCTCTTATAAAAACACTGATAGAATCCACGTCAATATTTGCATTATCTAAGATAAACTTTTGATTTGGGTCATTTGAATCTACAGTAAAGTTATTAGTTATAAGTGTACCTTCATGAATATCAACATTTTCAAATAATGCAATTCCATTTACAACAGGAACTGTTATATCCTGAGGGATAATAAAAGAAAAACTTTGATTTGCAAATGTTGTACTTGTAGTACAAACAACTCCACTCTTAAGGGTTAATGTAAGTGGATTTGTCGGAAATGCTGTAGTATCTACAAAGAACGATATATTTGCTCTTGCCGCTGAACGAGAATGTGGAACATAACCAATATTTCTTGCAAGAGAAACTACATTTTCTCTTAGAGTTGCACTATCAATAAAAACCTCATTGCTAACCATATTAGCATTGTATGAGGAAATATATGTATTATATGCTAAAACATCAATTAAGTATGAAAGGTTTGACCCAGCAAAATCATAATCAGTAAAGTTTGAGTTCGCTCTTAAGTATTCCCTAAGCGAACTTTTTATTTGGTCAAAGTCTAAATTTGTGAAATTAACTAGTGCCATTTATCGTGTTGGCTGAAGTGCAAATGATAATTGTTGAGGTGGAACGTCAATTCCAACTATTGTATATTCTATAGTCACATTAAATTCATTATTACTAAAATTTGGAGCGACTATGACATTGTTAAGAATCACCCTTGGTTCATAATTTTCAATGGTATTTTTAATCTCATCTTTTATTACCGCCGCTTCAATTTCATCAATATTTTCGAAAAGAGACTGACTTATTTTTGAACCAAGATTTTCATCAAAAAACCTTTCACCTGGATAAGTAAATACCAAATTACGGACAGAGCGAGCAATCGCATTTGCATTATTAAGTGCAATTAAGTCATAATTAAGAGGATTTGATTGAAAAGACATGCTTATGTCTTTAAAACCCTTACTGACTCGCTCTAAAGGCATTAAAGTGTATAAAAACTGTATTATTTATTCGGGTTTTTTGGATTCATATAGTGGTTCAGTTCCGTATTCCCAGTCATCATAGTCCTCGTCATTACGAATTTTTTCATGAATTTCATTTTGGTGGAAGAAATCGTGTTTTTTGGGAGTCAATGCATCATTTGCAATCTCACGAAGCATTTTTTTGCTCTCAATTTGAGTTTCCCAACCATATTCAGATGACAAATATCGAGTTCCCCACTCATTTTCCATGAAATTTTGGTCTTTATCGACTTTTTTGGTCATTTTTTAGCTCCTGATCTGTTAAATCAGAACTTTTTACGGGGTTGCTATCCCGTTTTTTAATAATATCATAATCATCTTCAAGTATTTCCTTCAAATAATTATCATCCCACATATCATAGTATGATGTGTTTGATAAAGTTTCTCTAAATTTGCGTAGTTTTTGGATTGGTTGCCCCAAAATCAAATTATATTTGCCATTATCAGTTTTAATCCCATTAATAAAAGTATTATAGGCACCACAGTCCTCAAAGAACTTCCATCCTTGGTACTTTTTATTACATATATCTACCCACTCTTGAACCTCATTCAAATTAAAATGGTCCTCAATGACATAAACTACCACATCTAAGTCTTGAATGGGTTCTATGGCGCTTACAGAGCACTCTACAATGCGATATTTTGACTTCGAAGCAAATGGACAAATGGCAAATCCATTTAATTCTGGTCTTACCTTTGAAACTTCTGCAATCCAATTAAGAATAAACTGTTCTTTTTCTGTCATAAAAAAAGAGTGCTTAACCTATTTAAGCACTCTAAAAATTATTTACCTTGTCCGCGATACTTTTTCTTCCGTCCATTACGAGAGGTTGCACTAAGTAATGTACGAGGAGACCGTCCCTGACGAGTCTTCTTTGGTGCCCCTGATTCAAATACAGTCTTCGATCCACCTTTAGCCATTTTAAATTTCCTCCATTTCTAATTCATTAGGATCAATGTCTTCTCCCGAGTAAAAACTCTCTGAGAAGTTTTGAAGAATCTCACTACAGTCTTCCATAGTGAGATTAGTATAAATTTTACGACCTTTATAGAAAAGATTGTAAGTTCGTTCCATTAGATTACGCGAGTTTTTTCATGTCCAACTCTAATACGAGGATCGCACCAGATCTCAAAGCCCGCTTCCTTAGCATCAAGACAGAAAGAAACATCCTCTCCACACATATCTTGTACTCCACCAGACTCAAAGACTTGCATCTTAGGAGCAAACCAAGGATACTCAAGATTTTCAAAAACTCCTTTCTTAATCAGCACCCAACCAAACCCAGTATAATCCACAGTGAAAGGCTTACGACGCTTTGAGATAGACTCTACAGTTTCATGATTCATGACTCCACCATTCTTGCGGAAATCATCTTCTTCTAACCAGTGTGCTACTGAGGTTGTGTGACCATCTTCTGTGGCATACCAACCAGAAACAATTTCTTTCTCTTCTCCTTCTTCATTCAGAGCCATATCACAGAGTTGCCAGAACTTTTCTGAGGTAAAGACAATATCCGAGTCAATCCAAAGTTGATAATCATATTCAAGTTTACCATCCCAAGGAATTTGCTTTGGACCACGAAGTACATTTGCACCCAGACACTTACAACGTGCAAAGTTTACCATCGATGAGTAATCTTGTGAAATCTGAATACTCATTCCATTCTGTACTAGATCAAAACAAAGTTGTACAAATGCCTTTAGAAAAATAAAAGAACATCCCCTTCCAGGTAAACAAAAAACAATACTCTTACCTCGCATCCGTTCTTTAATTGCATCAATATCCCATTCTTGTTCTTTGGGCTTTGGTGCATTTGCTTTTACTGTAAATCCTTTTGCCATAAGAAAATCAAACCTTCAGTTCAAATTTTATCAGTCTATATATGCTTTTGTCAATTCCCCCTTCGAAATTAATGTGAAGAATTTAAAATTACTTCTTTATTCATAACCATCTCTTCATATGACAAATCATCTTTTGATGTTCCAATATCAAGTATCTCAATCATTCTGTGCAACATCTCCCAGGTTTCCTCAAATTTGTCCTTTGAGAGACTGTGATAGATGCACCTGTCCTTTGCATAGATGTGATATATTTTCTCCATAATTTTCCGGAATTTTTTTAACTATTTTTATTTCGTAACCGCATTATATATGACTACTATCAGAAATCCAAGAGGGAGTCCGATAATCTTAAAAACCTTTCCAGGATAGCGTATTAACCATCCTGCAAAGACTACTTTCCAGAAATTCCAATAGGGCGTTCTAGCTCTCATTTTTTCTTTCTTTTGGATGATGCTCTTTTTTGTGCAGGTGTCCTAAAAATACCCGTTGCGCAACTCTTAATCCTTTTGTGTTTTCCTCCGAAGATTCCCCATCCGTGACAGTTTGCTTTCTTCTTTGGTGCCATTTTTTATACCCCGGAAAATTTTTATGAGTGTGATATTTAGAGGTCGATTTGTCACCTCTGTAGGTTAGGGTAGTTTGGGTTTTTTATAACGGGACAACGCCGCGCCGCGCTATAAACAATCGGCGGCATAATACTGCCGATTCACTGTCATAAACCCAGTCTAACATAAGTGCCCCCCGCAGTCAAGCAAGGGGCACACAGTTAGCATCGCTTACGCTCTGTCTACGACATCAGAAATCAATCACATCTGCAGTGGGTTCGTTATCATAACCCTCCGAAACATTATCAGCAACGATTGCATCCAGAATCGAAAGAATCTCAGTGCCGTTGTTACCTTGAGCCAGAAGAGAAAGAAGAACTTGCTTGGACATTTTGTGTTGTTTGTTGTAAGAAACTGTGTGTGAAGTAAGTGTCTTTATAGGGCGCATCTTATTCCCTTATGTGATGCTTACTGTTGGACTAGTACGCCATCCTCACGACGCATAAAGTGTAGGACCTCATCATATGAAACTGTGATGGGTTTGATTGTTACACTAGGCGAACGATTGATGGCATCATAGCATTGCTTACAGATGTCGTCAAAGGAATACTTAGACTGTGGAATGTAACGCATGAGAGTGTTAATAACGAATGATGTGGTTGACGTAATTTAGACCCCAAGAGTAAGCATCATCAGGATCCTTCAATGTTTGCTTGACGGAATACTTATAACCGTCTTCGGTTTCTCTCTGAAAGACCCATA